CGCTCGCTGTTATTCGGCAGGCGTACATGCTGGGGAAGTGGTAAGCGTAGATGGTGAGAATGTGATTCTTAAAGATTCGCGCCGCTTGTGGTCATGGAAAGCTAAAGATGGTGTGGCTTTGTCTGGTGTGGCTCAAAATGGGCTTAAGTCCGAAGGTAAATTGGATACGCTTAATCCTGAAATTGCGCTTATGGGTGTTTGCGAACTTATCCCATGCAGCTCTAAAGCGCGGGAGTCTATTGATGGCTTCAAATAAAAAAGTGTTTACGGACGGTTCCGGTTCCGGTTCCGGTTCCGGTTCCGGTTCCGGTTCCGGTTACGGTGACGGTGACGGTTACGGTGACGGTTCCGGTGACGGTTCCGGTGACGAGTAATGAAGATATCAATCCGCTGCCATGAGCCAGTACAGGCTCACAAAGCAATGATGGCGCAACTATGGCCCATGCTTAAATCTAGCCTAATGGCTGGGCATAAGATGGTGCTAGAGTTGCGGCCTGAAACTCGTAGCATGGCAGAAAATGCAATGCTTCACGCTTTGTTGACTGCAATAAGCAATAAGCTGGAGTGGGCGGGTAAAAAGCGCGATGTAGAGGTATGGAAGCGTTTAATCACGGCGGCATGGTTGCGGGCTAGGGGTGAAGGTATTGAGCTTTTACCCGCTATTGATGGGCATGGCGTAGATGTGGTTTTTAGGCATACAAGCAAGCTAACCCGCGCAGAATGTGCCGAATTGATAGAGTATGTGCAGGCATTTTGCGCCGAACATGGCATTGATACAGGTGAAGTTGACCCGATAACTGGGCAGGTTTTGAGTAGGACCAGGCCATGATGTACGCTAAAAACCCACGCCAGCGCAATCCGCACTTGCTAGACATGGCGCGAGGCCAGCGGTGCCTATTGCAGGCTGTTCATAACTGCCAAACAGAGTACGGGGCTACAACCGTAGCAGCGCACCAGAATGAGGGCAAAGGCAAGGCAATGAAGCAGCACGACTTTATGACCGTGTGGGCCTGTGAGCCATGCCATACGTGGTATGACCAGTCAGGCGCGCCATTAGCAGAAAAGCGCAGGGCATTTAATGCCGCCCATGAGCGACAAAAGGCAGAATGGCGCAAGATAGAGGAAAGCTACAGTAGCAAGGAAAAAAATCAAAAAGCAGCTAAATGGGCACTAAATCAACTGGAGAAATAAATGGAAAAAGAAACTGAAACACTGTATAAAAAAATAGGCCGCAAATACGTTCCAGTTGCTGCGCGGTGGTATGAAGACAGAAATACTGACCAAATGCAAGTAGGCACGTTTAGGCTAACTTACGCATATTCTGACGGTGGGCGGCGCTATGAGTACGATGTAACTCCTACAACAGCCCCAATGGTAGCGGCAATGATGGTGGCTAGGCGGGCGATGGATGATGCAATAGGTGAGGCGGTAAAAATGCGTCCATCTACTCCAAAGCCGTATACCAAAAAGCAATTGGCAATTATTGAGCAATTCAAAAAAGACATGGGCGGTATGTATCCGAGCTGGTGGACAGAATCAAGTGGATACGATATTTCAAGCGCAGCAATGAAAGCAGTGATGGATTACAAGCCGTAAAAAGCTATAATCTAAACAACTTACGAAGCGGTTACGGGTTGCAATTCCCTCCTTCCGCGTTGAGCGTGCTGCCGGGGGCGCGTATATCGTAAGACCCCGGCAACGTTAATCAACAGTGAGAATCAATAAATGAGGCCATTAGGCAAACGAATAATTGCAGCAATGGAAATACTAGAGCGTGAAGGCCCAAGCCAATACAGCCACGTTGCCATGCATATGGGCATACTAGACCCTACAAACACATCAACTTATCTGCGCAGGGCTGTAAAGCTAGGGCTTGCGACTGTTGACAATAGCGGAGAGCGCAGGATTTACAAAATCTCACCGGATTGGCAAACAAAGATACACCAGAGCGCCGCAGTTAAGCCAGTAAGAAAGCCAAAAGCGCAAAAACATATGGTGAATAGTGTGTGGGCGCTTGGAATTAGTGCTAGAATGTAGGAATGCAAGTCAATTAACCAACGAGCAGCCTTGGAGCGAATTGAAAGGCGGCATTGGCCACCCAGGCAAAGTAGTGGGGACTATCAAATAAGCGTGTTGCAAATCTATCTATTTCCGACCGGCCGGAGCCCGAGAGGATAGAGATAAGAAGGACAATGCGCTTACTTGATAGTGAGGGCAATGAATACCCCGAAGGTCGTTATTCACCCCACAACGTGAAGCATATTACTAAGAGGGGCGGCGGTGCACCAAAACCCGGAGAGTCGAGATATATGCGTCCAGCGGTATAGTGCTGGCACTGTCAGCTTATGAGTAGAGATTGGCGCTAGTCGGCGCTCCCGTTAGTTCAAAGTAGAACGCCATGCATACAGTGTGGAGGTTGGCGAGTAAGATAAGTCACGGGTTCATCAATCTCTACTCATAAGCTGGAATGCGGAGGCTGATCCGATACGTTGCACTTAGCGCTTTGTCGTATTGAGCCATGACGAAAGAATAGCGGACGGCAGAAACTCAATGCCAGAGATCAGCGCTGGCCCAGCTTAATCAACAATAGGAGTTATATGACACAGTTAAAAGCAATTAAAGATAAAATCGTGGAATGGCCTACGTGGGCTAAAGTAACCGCTGGGATTTTTCTATTCGCCACATTCAATGCCATCGTAAACCCGCAGCCAGAATTGACCGAGCAGCAAAAGGCGGCAATAGCCCAAAGAGACGCAGCCGAGGAAAAAGAGCGCAGCATGGAAAAGCTGCAAACCGAAGCCGTCGTATACGCTCACGAGTGGGTCAAAAGCAACCTAAACGACCCTGATAGCGTAGAGTGGCAAGGCACGTTCATTTACCCCAATATGGATGTGTGCGTAAATTTCAGCGCAAGAAATGCATTTAACGGCCGGGTAAAGGGATACGCCGCCATCATTGATGGCAATATGACCATGAACGATGTCAAGGCATGGAATGAGCGCTGTGTGGATAGTGGGGCTGTGAGGTACTATTGATTTACGCATTGCGTAAAACTTTTACGCATTTTTACGCATAGTGGGTAAAATCACTAAATGGCGAAACAAAAGCGACTAACACCAGAGGAATGGATAAAGATTGAGCATCGGCTTATGGCTGGTGAAACAATGAGAGCATTGGCCCGTGAGTTTGAAATAAACGAGGGGACTATACGGGCAAGATTTGGGCAGATTAAGCACATTAAGGTGCATGACGCTGCAATGAAGGTTGTGGAGGCTAGGAAGGCTGTAGAGAGCTTGCCTGTGGCGTTAAGGGTGCAAGTGAACCCACTGGCAGACGTATTGCAAAGCATAAGCAATATGGCGGCGCAAAGTGCGGAATTGGCCGCTAAAACATCGTTCAGGATGAGCCATATAGCAAACTTGCAGGCTAGTAAGGTAGACGAGCAAAACCCAGACCCCGAGCTACTACGGATGGTGCATGGCCTTACTGAAACTGCAAACAAGGCCGCTTATCAACCATTGGAGCTATTGAAGGCCAATAAAGATATGCTTGGCGAGGCTGGTAATGCTGACGACCCAATAAAGAACGTATCCTCTCCCGTCTATCGGATTGCGAATGCCTGAATTCGATACCGAGATATTCCCAGCATTCGAAGAATATCTACAGCCTGCGCGATTTAAAGTTGTTTATGGTGGGCGTGGTAGCGCCAAAACTCGAACATTTGTTTCAATATTGATAAATAATGTGCTATTCCACGGATGGCGCGTTGTTGCTTTTCGAGAAATAATGGAGAGTATTGCGGATTCTTGGTATCAGGAATTGGTAGCTGAAGTAGATAGGCGTGAACTTGGACCATATTTCAATATTCTAAAAACTCACATTGAATGCACTCATTCGGGTGGGTGTATTAAGTTTTCCGGCATAAAAGCAAACCAAAAAAGCCTAAATAGCCAAAAACTAAAGGGGTTTAGCGACTTTGACGCAGCATGGCTAGAAGAAGCTAACCCAGTATCAAAAGAAAGTTGGAGCGATCTAATACCAACTATGCGAAAGGCTGGGTCTGAAATATGGGTCAGTTTTAACCCTGAAAACCCGCTAGAGGAAACATATCAGCGGTTTGTGGCTAACCGGATATACCCTGACTACAAAGACAGGAAGAGGGATTGCATAGTCAAACAAATTAATTTTTCTGATAACCCGCGATTTCCTATTGAGCTGCGCGACGATGCGGAATTAATGAAGGCCAATGACCCAGAGTTGTTTCGGCATATCTATGGCGGTGAGCCTGTAGCAAATTCTGACCTATCAATTATCAAACCGATGTGGATTGAGGCCGCAATGGATGCTCACATAAAGCTGGGTATCAAGCCTACAGGCGGGAAAATAGGAGGGTTTGACGTAGCAGACGAAGGGCCTGACAAAAACGCCTTCGTGTACAGGCATGGGATTGTTTTGGACTATTTGGAGGAGTGGTCAGACAAAGACCCAAATACGGCTGCTAGGCATGTTTTCCGGCTGGCCATTAAGGATGGGCTGCAATCGGTTGATTACGACAATATTGGAGTTGGAGCAGGAGCTAAGGGCGCATTGCGTGAAGAGATTGCAAGCCTGACACATAAAGAACGCAGCACAGCTCCGGAATTCAACGGGTTTACGGCTAGCGCAGCCGTGAAGTGGCCTGAATCAAGTTATATGCCGGGGAAAAAGAATCAAGATATGTTCCTGAACATCAAAGCTCAGGCGTGGTGGCTAGTGGCTGATAGATTTAAGAATACGTATGACGCGATACACGGTAAGCCATACGACCCAGACAAGCTGATTAGCCTGCGCTCTGATTTACCGCATGTAACTAAATTGGCCGCTGAATTGGCACAGCCGCGCCGGGAATACCTAAATGGCAAGGTAAAGGTAGAGAGCAAGGCCGACATGAAGAAGCGCGGGGTAATGTCGCCAAACTTAGCCGACGCACTAATAATGTGCTACTTTGCCGAAGGTGGGCCGAGTTTCGACATTGCTGCGTTGTTATAGGGTAAATACCTATTGCGCCTATAATCCCGGTAAATCGGAATAAATGGGCGATATATGACAGCACCTACAGGCAGGCCACGCGGCAGACCACCAAAGACTATCGTAAATAACGATGGTTCATACGCCAATGCCTTTAGCGGAATAGGTACAGCCGCAGACAGGACAGCACGCACATATAAGGGCACTCCTACCTATATCGACCAAAACACAGCCGCATCTATTTACATGGGTGATGGCCTTGGGCGGCGCATTGTGGACATTGTTGCCACTGAAATGACCCGCGCAGGTGTTGATTTTGAGGATATGGACGAAGCGCAAGAGGATGCAGTTCTAGCGAAGTTTGATGATTTGAACGTCATGCATCACTTTGCTGATGCTATCCGCTGGGCTGATGTATTTGGCGGGGCGTTGATAGTGCTGGGCGTAAATGACGGAGGCCAGCTAGACCAACCGCTAAATGAGGATGGCGTTAAATCTGTTGAGTTTATGCGCGTGTATGACCGCTATCAAACCTCAATAAATCGGCGCTATTTAGACCCAATGAACCCCAGCTACGGGAAGGTTGAGATGTGGCAAGTAAGCCCACATGCAGGCGGTGCACCTTACCTTGTGCATGAATCACGAGTGTTGGTTATGGATGGTGATTCATTGCCCGACTTGTACCGCCAGAATAATGACGGATGGGGCGCGTCTAAATATCAGGCTTGCCAACAGTCATTAATGCGATTTGGCACTTCGCACCAGTGGGCCAATAGCTTGCTTGAGCGTGCCCAGCAAGCCGTACACTCTATTCCTGAGTTGGCAAACATCCTACGCGCTCCCGGTGGCGAGGATAGTATTCGCAAGCGTGCCGATGTTGTAGACATGGTAAGAGGTGTATTAAATACCATCGTTATCGACGGGCAAGAGAGCTATGAGCTAAAAAGCACTAGCTTTGCAGGCGTTACCGACATTCTTGACAGGTTCGCCGAGGCGCTATCGTCGGTTACTGGCATCCCCATGTATTTATTGATAGGACGCTCTCCCGGTGGTCTATCTGCTACAGGTGGCAACAATGAAGAGGCGTGGTATGCCAAGGTTGCAGCAATGCAAAATGACCGCCTACGCGCTCCAATGAATAGACTGGTTCAATTAATCATGATTGGGCTTTTCGGTAATACTGGCGGCGATTGGCAGTTATGCTTTAACCCGCTGAAAGTGCCAAGCGAGAAAGAGGAAGCCGAAATCGAGAAAATCGAGGCTGAAACCAAGAAGGCTAAGGCTGATACTGCCGTGGCTTTGGTTAGCATTGGTGCACTAGACCCACGCGAGGTGCGGGCAAAGATAGCCGAGGATTACGATATTGACCCAGAGAAAATGCCTGAAACTGCGCAACCTGACGATGAAGCTATCATAAATGGCAGTATCAAAGCGTAAGTGGTTATACCCTGACACGCAAGAGCGCGAGTACATACGCGCCATGAATGCGTACCATAAAGGCTATGCAAGCGAGACACAAAAGGAGCTTAAAAAGCTATCCATGAAGCTGGACGGCTTTAATGAAGACCTTAATACAATCCTTGTTTACCTTGCATCTATAGCAAATGACCTTGCCCAGCCGGTGATTAAAAGCCTGCCGGGTAGGTTTCTGGCTGTATCGCAGTTCAATAAAAAACAGTGGGGGTTGCAAGTAAAAGCCGCGACAGGTATCGACCTAAATCAGCCTAATATCCCCGACTTTCAAAAACGGTTTGGCCTAGGTGTCAATATATGGCAGTCCGAGCCGTGGCTTATTCCTATGCGGGATAACTGGGTAGCCTCGAATACTGCGCTTGTAAAGAATATGCCGCAGCAATATCTCACGCAAGTGGAGAGCGTGGTGCGCTCTGGTGTGTCTCAAGGCGTAGGCGTAAAAGGTCTAGCTAAAGAGCTGGAGAAAATCAACGGCATAGACAAGCGCCGCGCTGAATTAATAGCGTCCGACCAAATAGGTAAGGCAAATGCCGCACTTACACAGCACCGACAAACTGACCTTGGAATTGATAGTTATGAGTGGTCAAGCTCTAATGATTCCAGAGTAAGGCCAACGCACGCCGAGGCCGAGGGTAAGATTTTCCGCTGGGATAAGCCGCCTAGTTCAACGGGTGGGCATCCGGGGACTGCAATAAAATGCCGCTGTTCAGCTTTAGCGGTGTTTCCTGATTAATAAGTGTTTGCCCTACTTGACATTAATTGCATTAATCAGCTTCAATTTGACGATAGTTTTTAACTATGTATAATTAAGCGCATGAATGTACAGCGCTATGACTTTGCAGAATTAAAGGCCCGGATTGATTCCGATGGCTTTTTGCATGATTCGCCCATTGTCGGGCGTGTAGGCATTCAAGAATATCGCCGCGCTGATGGCACTATTCAGCGTGAGCTACGGCTACCTGAGGAAGTATTCCACCCCGAAGCGCTAGTAAGTGCAAAGGGTAAGCCTATCAGTGTAGACCATGCTGACGGCAAGGTAACTAAAAAGAACGCGCACCGGGTAACTATCGGCACGATGTTGGACGCATTGAAACAAGATGGCGATAACGTGCGCTCTGATATTGTGATTCATAGCCCTGATGCTATTGGTGAGCGCCGCCAGTTGTCGCTAGGCTACACGGCAAAGCTGGACGAAACACCCGGCGATCATCCGGTTTACGGGCGCTACGACTCTATACAAAGAGAGATTCGCGTCAATCATTTAAGTGTTGTCAAAGCGGCGAGGGCAGGACCAGTGGCTCGCCTTAACCTCGATGGCAACGAAGATTTTTTCACCCCGCAGGAGCAAGCACCCATGACCGTTAAAGTCAAACTCGACAGCGGTATTGAGTACGATGCCGTGCCGGAAGTGGCAGCAGAGCTGAATAAGCTACGCGCTGATGCTTCTAACACAGCAGAGCAACTCAAGACTATCCCCCAACTGCAAGCCAAGGTAGACGCTCTTGAAGCTGAAACTAAAGACTTGCCCGCCAAGCTGGACGCAGCCAAGGCCGAAGGTAAAGCGCAAGCTGAAACCCGCGCCAAGCTAGACAGCGTGGCTACAGGCTTCAAAATCGACACAGCTGGTAAGTCTGACCGTGAAGTAAAAGAGGCTGTGATTCTGGCAGTGCGTAAAGATGCAAAGCTAGAAGGAAAGAGAGCTGAATATATCGACGCTGCTTTTGATCTAGCTGTGGAATTTAAGGGCGATGCAGCTATGGCCGCACAGCGCCAATCAGCCCAACACAACGATGGTAAATCTACCGTTGTTTCCAGCGCAGACAAACGCGCAGCAATGATCTCTAACCTAACCAAGAAAGAGGCTTAATCATGTCTCAAACTAGCGTATCTCTCTATCAGGCCGCAGCCTTCAAAGGAATGTTGGCTGATTTGTCAACTAGCAACGATGTAATGTCGTATGCCGCTGAGGCTGCAATCCCATTCTCTATCCCCGTCATGCTTGGAACCGATAAAGAGAAGGAAGTGCTGACTGCTACCAGTGCCGCCGCCGCGATTGGTTTTGCCATTGCAGCTCACGGCGTAGAGCAATCCAGCGCAGGCGTGGCTCAGTGGGCAGCTACTGACACCGTGCCAGTGCTGAAATCTGGCCGTGTGTGGGTAGAAACTACCGATGCTGTAGTGGCTGGTGCTGTGGCTAACTTGACCACTGCCACTGGCAAGCTGACTGACGCATCTGTAACCACTGGTATTGAAGCGTTTACACAGTTCACCGCCCGTTTCATTACGAGCACTTCCGGCGCAGGCCTCGCAATCGTGGAGATCAAATAATGACTACTGAAAATATGCAATACGATCAAGCTGACGCTGATTTTTACCGCGCAGTGACCCGGTGCGACGCAAACGAATCTATTTTCTTTGCCCGCCAACTTGAGCACATTAAGTCTCAGACTTATGACATCAAGTACCCGAATCTTTCGGCATTGAATCTTTTTCCGATTGATGCTTCGGCTGGTGCAGGTGCGAAGACTATCACTTTTCGGCAGTACGATTCTGTGGGGATGGCAAAAGTTATCTCTTCATACTCCAGTGACCTGCCCCGCGCTGACGTTGTAGCTAAAGAGTTCACCAGTAACGTGCGCGGCATTGGTGATTCTTACGGCTATGACGTTCAAGAAATCCGCTACGCAAGCATGACTGGCACTCCTCTGGAAAGCCGTAAAGCAGCCGCTGCACGCCGCGCACACGATCAAAAGATCAACGCGCTGGCATGGGCTGGCGATTCCGACCACGGCTTGCCAGGTTTCTTGACCAATCCCAATATCCCCGGTTACACCGTACCCGCTGATGGCACTGGATCTAGCAAGTTGTGGAGCACCAAGACCGCTGATTTGATTATCCGTGACGTAAACGGCATCATTAACCAAGTTTTGACACAATCTAAGTCTGTCCATGCTGCTACCGAAGTATGGTTGCCAGTTGCTCAATACGCGCTGATTAGCTCCATGCCTCGCAGTACTGGCAGCGATCAAACCGTGCTGGCATTTTTGCAAGCCAATAACCCCGGCGTTACATTCAGGAAAGTTGTTGAATTGGATAACGCTTTGGGCGGCGGTACATTGGATACGATGATTGCCATCGAAAACAATGCAAACAATTACGGATTGCAATTGCCCATGCCATTCATGCAGCATTCCCCTCAGCAAAAAGGCTTGGCGTTTGAAGTCCCATGTGAGTCAAGATTTGGTGGAGTGATTTTTTACTACAGCCTTTGTGCCGCAATGGCAGATTCCATTTAAGGAATTAATTCAAATAAAAAGGGGGCTTAGGCTCCCTTTTTTCATTGGTAAGACCAAGAATGCTTATATGCCGTCTTGTATACGCCTTTTGCACATTCGCAAATAGCACGAGTTTGCGCTTTGTCAAACCCAATTGACTTCAGCCATTCAATTGCTTTTGCAATGGATGGAAAGATGGCCCCTGTTTCATTGCACTTTACCTTAATTGAATGCGCCTTAGAAATTGCATCTTTAACGCTTTGTGGCCTTGGTTTTCCTATCTTTGAAATACTTAATTTTTTTCTTGTCTCTTCCGATCTGTTGCTTTGAACTGCACTCATTTTCAGTAATGATTCAGCGGTGTGTTTTTTGCCTGTAGATTTTTCGCCTATCTTGCGTTTTGTTTCTTCGCTTTGTTTTTTACCTAGATTTGCCTTCCTGAGTTTTTCCTTGGTTTCTTCGGATATAACTTTGCCTTTATGAAAGCTTGAGACAAGTGCGCGAGTCTTTTCAGATACATTTGAAGACCCCTGACCTCCGGGCAAGACATTGCATAGATTTTCAAGCCCATAAAACGCAATTAACTCAATCTCAAGCTCAAACGCCAAGTTTTCTTGCATTCCACAAATTACAAACTCTACAAAGTAGCCATGCTTATTTACTATGGAATGCCAATGTTTATTGCGGTTTTGTAATGTATAAGCCCGTCCAGCATGACCCTTTCCTACATAAAAAACGCGCCCATCCGTTGCACGTTTGTGGACATATACATAAAATCCTGTAGAATCTTTAGAAGCCATGTTGTATACCTTCTCGTATAACTAGGTTAGAAGCCCCGCATGGATTGCCGTCCTGCGGGGTTTCGTTATTTTACATCAATACGCTACAATCAGCCATATTTCTAGGAGCAATTATGCAAGTACAAAACACTTCGGCCCGTCTTTGGACAATTCGCGGAAAGATTAATGTTCTACCCGGTCAAACTGTAGAAGTGCCTGACGAATATGCCGCTGACGTTACCGGGCATCAAGACTTGAAAATTGTAGAAGCCAAAGAGCCCGATGCATCGTCTGAAAATGGAAAGCCAGGGCGCAAGGCGAAAGAAGTTAAAGAGCCAAAGGCCGAGTAAATAAATAGACTGATTACCAAACATGGCAACTCAATTAGAAACACTGCGACTGATAGCGCCTGAGTTTGCCTCGGTAGACGATGTAACAGTACAGTCCATGCTAGACTTAGCGCCGCTGATTATTGACCCGCTGCTGTACTCAGAGGATGTGCGCGACCTTGCTTTGGTGTATCAGGCTTGCATATTGTTATCCCAGCGCAGCGCAAGCGCCGAAGGCACGGCAAGCATTGCAGGTGATGTAACGATGGAAAAAGAAGGCGACTTGCAGCGCAGCTATAGCGCTGGTAGTTCGTCTAGTATGCTTGGCTCCAAAAACCAATATGAACTAATGCTAGACCGCCTGAGCCTTGCTATCGGGTTTGGCGGCGTTACTAGGTACGGTATCAGTGGAACGGTACGTTAAAGACATTGACAAGGGGCTAAAGCATTTCATGCGTGAGATGCATAGCGCTGACCGCGCATTTGTCACTGTAGGCATCCATGAGGGTGAGCGCAATATGGAAGGAACTAACATTGCCGAATACGGCACGCATAACGAATATGGGACAGAGAATATTCCATCCCGCCCGTTTATGCGTACTTCCTTCGATGAAAGCGTTGCAGATATTCAGAGAGACATGGCCCGCGCAGTAGACACCGCTAAAAATGGCGGCTCTGTATATCGCGAATTGTCTATCGTAGGAATGAAACACCAGCAACGCATACAGCGCACAATCAAGGGCCGCGACTTCCTGCCTAAGCTAGCCGATTCGACCATTGCCAGAAAAGGCAGCACTAAGACGCTGATTGATTCTGGCGCACTTGTGGGAAGCATTAAATACGTGGTGCATAAATGAGTTTTCGCCGACCATTCACTGTAAACCGCACCGCACCCGGCTCCTATGTAAATGGGGTATGGGTAGCTGGTGCAGCATCTACCGTATCCATTACAGCCACAATCCAGCCTGTTAGCGATCAAGATTTAATCAACCTACCAGCAGGAACAAGGTCTAGCGATGTAGTTAAAATCTACACCGAAACGGCGCTATTTACTGTAGAGGATGGCGGCACAAATCAAAAGCCTGATCGAATAGACTGGTTTGGAAATACTTACGAGATTACATCCAAGTCAGTGCGACAAATGGGTATTCTCGACCATTACAGATATTGGGCCACTAAAGTGCCCGTAGCATAAGGACTAAATATGGCATCCTCAATTGACGCAACAAAACCAATTACCGTATCACCTACCACTCAAAGCGTGCGTGATAACTTCGCCGCTGCAAAGTCTGAAATTGAAACGCTACAAGGGCAAATTGGCTTTGCCGATTACAACGATACCGCCACAACTGGCAGCCCAATATCTGTAAGCGCTACGACTTGGACAAAACTAACGAATAACGGCGCTGGCACGAATACGCTTAAAAAGCTACCCAGCGGCGTGACTGACTTATGGAATACGTCAACCAATCAACTGTCGCTCTCTCAATTGCCGCTTTATTCGATGGTGGATAGCCGGGTTGATATTGCTGTAACCACTTCTAGCGCAAACCAAACAGTGCAGCTTCGTATCGCTTTAGCTATTGGTGACGCTATTGCTTTCTTTTTACCAGCGGGCTCGCATTTATTTAAGACCGCAGGCGTGCATAGCATTACTGCGACAATCCCGTTCTATCTTGGCAGCGCACCAGTACGCGCAAACCCCGGCGAGTTTCAGATTTACAGCGATGCGACTTGCACAGTTGTAGTAAATGGCTGGTATATGCGTGCAGCTAAATACACAGGTGCGTAATGACGCTAAAAACAGATTTATTCGCGCTGTATGACCCGCTTGTTAGTGAGACAATAATATGGGCCTACGG